AGTATCGCTAGAGACCCCATCCCTAAATCCATGCAATTTGTTTTTGAATTTGTAACTAAAAATGAAACGAAAAAACTTTAAAGGTCAAATCACCGCATCCATATCGGCCTGGGCAAAGGTGGCCGGCGTTCAGCATTCCCAATTTGTTGTTATGCTTAAGCGGGCGAATGTTGAGTTCACGCCAGGTCAAGACTTGTCTGCTAAATCAGCTTTTGCCGCTTGCACCTTCCGTTCCGAGAAAGACGAAGCCATCGCAAGGCAGGCTAATGCCAAAGCCGAAGAGCAGGAAATGATCAATGCGGAGCGCCGCAAGGAACTAATGGAGTTGGCGCAGATTGAAAAGCTAATCTGGGGCGACCTGCTTGGACCATTGCGCACCGAACTTGAACAGATGCCGAAGTCGCTTTGCGGTATGTGTAATCCTCAAGACCCGGAGACGGCCGAGCAGGTATTACAGAATTGGGTGGAGAAAACTAAACTAAACATCAACCAAAAAATAAAATGAATGCTAACGAATTTCAACTTAACTTTCAGTCGTTAATTAATGGCGCAATAAAAGATGGAGTCCCGCTACCCAACTTAATTCTTGCGCTATCATCGGCTGAATTTGAAATCCAAATGATGTGGGCGCAACTCCGGCAGCACCAGGCTCAGTCAGAGCTGGCCAGCAAGATTATCCCGGCCGGCCACATAAACCTAAACCGCATAAAGTAACTCCAGCAGTGGCTTGGCTGGCATGGAAAGCATTGATATGACTCAAGAAATTAAATTTGCCCTGGAATTAGTCGAGCGGTTTTGTGCGCCCAGGCCAACCATGCCGGCCTCGGAATGGGCAGAGACTAATCTGGTGTTTAACGAACCAAAGATAAAAGGTCCATTCACCTTGCGCGGCCGGGAATTCATTCGTGAGATAGTTGACGCGTGGGGGCCACTGCCGGAAAGCCTGAAAGGTGGAACCGACTTCATAGGCTGCATGGGAACAGGCACAGGCAAAACGACTGCGAATATAGCCGGCCTATGCTCCCGGCTCGCCACAAACCCAACCAGATGCCTTATTGTTAAGCCTGGCGCAGGTGGTCCAGCTGGCGCAGGCTCGTTTAGTCGGACTCGTTTGCAGAAAGCAATCCGGGCCACTAAGGTCTTGCGCAATAAAATTCCAACCGGCTCTTTGCGTCACGAGTTTTCAACTGCTCAGATGCAGATTAATGGTTCAATCGTTGACCTAACCGGCAGTAACTCGGCTGGGCAATTAGCCGAGAATCGTTGCGACGTGGTCTGGCAGGATGAGATTGATAAATATCCTCCGCAGACTGAATCATCTAAAGAGGCAAATCCGGTTACCTTGGCAGATGAGCGAACCAAGTCGGTGGCTGAGTCGCGCAGGTATAAACAGTCAACACCAACCCTGGATAATACTGGGATTTGGGAAGAGTTCAAGAAGACTGACCAGCGGCGTTACTTCATGCCATGTCCGCATTGTAATAGGAAAGCTTATGAAAATAAATCAAGTGGATTATCAAAAGGATATAAACCACCAACTTTTGACACTATTGGAAAAACAAAGGGCTGGGTGGTATTTGCCTGGTCTAAACGCTTCTCGGTCTTTGAGCCAAAAGGATATGAAGCCTATATCCGATGGGACGACAAAGCGAAGCTCTGCGACGGCACGTGGGACTTGAACCTGGTGGTTAAGTCTGCCCACATGGTTTGCCCGCATTGCCGAGGCAAGATGCTGAACTCGGACAAACACGCTATGATTCAGCACGGGCGCTGGATTGCTACTGCACAAGGCGTGCCAGGATATATCGGCTGGCATCTACCGTCCATGTATTCAACTGCGCGAGACTGCGACTTCGGCGCAATGGCTAAAAAGTTCCTGACTGCCAAGCGAAGTGTTGACGGGGTAAAAGGATTTATCAATTCCGACCTGGCCGAGCCGGACGTGAACCAATCAGTCAAGGTGGATAAAGTCGGAACAGCCGGCAGACATATCGAAGTCACGGCCGAGTGGCTAACCTTAGCCACTTTTGATTATCAACAAATCGCCCCATACTTCTGGGGCGTGGCTCGCCACTGGAATGGAACTAACAAATGCCACGGCGTTGAATATATTTCATGCAATAGCTTTGATGAACTGGATACATTCCAAGCCAAGCATAAGGTTATCCCGCAGGCTTTTGGAATTGACGTCGGCTTTAACCAAGCGGAAGTCTTGCAGAATTGCGCTAACCTAAAAATTCCAACCCGTTGCACCTTAGACGAAGCGGTTCAAGATGCTAAGCCGATGGTTAATGGTTGGAATCCCTTGCGCAGCTTTGGTGGTAAACGTCAATGGCGGGATGCCGAGACTGGACTATATCGGCCTTATCGGGTGAATCCAAACTTCGACCCTTACGCCGGAACCGAGCTGGCGCATACCTGCCGGATTGAGTTACTCGAATTCCTGGCTGATATATTCGAGGATATGATGGACAATATCCGCAGCGGAAAGACCGGACTCGAATGGACTATCTCGCCAGAGATGGACACAGAAGAATATGCTCGCCACATGGCCGGCAAGATTCGTAAGCCAAAGAAAAATAATCCACGTGATTACTCCTGGGTTCAGCGCAGGTCGGATTGGCCTGACCATTTACATAGCTGTGAGTTGATGCAATTAGTGCTGGCTTATCGGCTTCAGTTAATTTCATTTGATGCTGTGAACACTAAAAAAGAAAATGACCACCCATCAAAAGCGAATCTATCTTGACCGGCCAGCTGCCAGATTTAGATGTGTCCATTGTGGATTCAGAAAACATCATGTCGGAAAATGCCCCAACTGCGGAAAGCGCAACTTAACAATTGGAAGGCCACAAAAATGATTAAACTCACAAACCGCCAAGAGCAAGTCTTGTCTTTGGTTGCGCAAGGCCGAACCGATAAAGAAATTGCTGGATTGCTTTTCATCTCCGCCAAGACTGTGGACTTCCATATGTCTTGCATCCTACGCACCTTGAACGCCAGAAGTCGTGCCCATGCCTGCTGTATTCGGTTTGCGCCTACCGATAATAAAAACCAACTACGAAGAATGACTGCATTTTTTAAGCCGAAAGAGTAAACAGCTGTTTGCCTTTTCCCTTGGACGCTTAACCGCGTCCAGGGGGTTTTTTGTCGATTTTTTATACTAGGATATTTCCTAACTTATTTAATTTTCAAGATGAATTAAACTTTGGGCGTGGATATAGACACCCGAACACTTGCTTGCTGGGCTGAAAACGCCTGGGATGATTGCAGTGCGGATGCTAATTCCCTTCGTGTCCAGCTTCGTTTAATGGAGCGTAACGCCGCCAATCTATTCTCCGCAGGCTCGCTTGGCTCTGTCTCCAAGAATTCAACTTCTCAATCTTACGCCGGCGCTGGATTCGGTCGCTTCTCGGTTGCGCAGATTCAGCAAGGCTACCGGATGTTGATTGAGCTATATGACTGGCTGCTTATCGCGGCAACCAGGGTTTACAATTCGGTTGGAACCTGCCAACAGAACTTCATTGCTAAATACCCAAACTTTGGTCAAGACCCTGACCAAGCCGTTTATGACGCCATCACTTTCCGCTTGCAGCCGATAGATGATTATCAAATTGACCTTGGTGATTTGCGCTTGCGCCCAACAATCGGCGCGTGGCCCATACCTGGAACATGGTAAAAAATTCATCCATAGTTAAAGCGATTGTGCTGAATGAAATCCGCGCAGTCATGCCGACATTTAGCAGGCTAGTCTTGAACTCTGCCAGTGGGGTCCAAAAAACTTTTCCTAAGTCCAACACTGCCCGCAAGTTGTTTCATTCGGTTCGTAATTGGTATGAAGGTGGCTGGCCTTTGTGGACCGGTGGCGCCGAGTCTTATCTGCCGTCGTTAGTTCAGGATGCCCGCTGGGACCAGAATTATGTCACCCGGCGTGAAATGCTTCGCCGGATGCGCTATTGGTCTCAAAATTCTCCGCTCGTTGAAGCCATACTCTCAGTTGGCGAACGATACACGGTTGGCGCGTCCGGCTTGCATGTTTCGTTCTATCCATCTGAAGACTTATCCGACGATGCTGACGACTCTTGGTATGAACGTGCCGATGCTGTAATGCATGAATGGTTTCATAACTGCGGCTGGAATAATGAATCAATGGAGCAGTTACTAAAGATTGGTTACCGCGACCAAAAGGTTGACGGTGAAGTCTTTTTTGTAAAAACCCGCAAGGTGCTTCCGCTCCAGATTGGAACCAGAACGCTTATGGTTCAGAAGCCTTGTTTGCAGATAGTTGAGGCTCACCGCGTAGAATCTCCTTGGAATCAATTCGAGCAGGAAAATCAAACATTGATTGATGGTGTTCAATATCAGAAAGTCAATGTTGGAAAGCGGCAGCTTTTGCAGCCTATCGGATTTTGGGCTAGGGCAGGCGCTTCATCCTTCGAGCAGAATGATTCTTGGGAGTTAATCCCCAACGAAGATATTTGGCAGTTGCGCAACGTGCATCGCGCCGACCAACCACGCTCCGTATCTGACTTCTATGCTTGTGAGGTGATGATTAACAAGCACGAAGACACGCTGGAGATTGAGATGAAGGCTCATTCGTCTCAATCTGTTCGCGCAGTAGGTATTGAAAGCGCAAGCGGGCAGGCCGCCAGCGCAATGGATAAAAAGATCGAACTAATCAATGCCGCTCGTGGAATAGCTCCAGCAGGGCAGCCACAAACTGATTGGCCTGCGCGTCAAGAGGCTTTCCGAAAAGAAACTGGTGCTTATGTTTATGGGCTTAAAACCGGCGAAAAAATCAACTTCGATTCCCCGACCAGACCGAGTGACTCAACCCTTAATTTATTGGAGTATCAGGTCAATGCCATCGTGGCGGCGTGCCATGCTCCGCGCTGCTTGGTCTTTGAAAAGATTAGCGGAGCCAGCGCAAGAGGCCAAGGAACAGAAGTCCGCGCCCAGCTAGATGCGGCTGATTCTTTCTATAACTCCGACTTCCAGAAATGGAAACACTTTGTTCGGCAGGCTTCAACTTGGTTTATGGAGTGGGCAATAAAAAATGACCCACGCGTGGCCGACCCGCCGGCAGATTGGCGCGATTGCATCCATGTCCAACAGCCGGAAGCCTGCAATGTTGACGTGGCCTATAACATGCAAGCCAATTGCATGGCCTTGGCCGCCGGGTTAACCAGTTATGATAGGTTGCTGTCTCCACAAGGAACTTCATTTATGGTGGTTGGTAAGCAGTTAAAGCGCGAGCAGAAGTGGCTCGAAAAGAATAACGTGAAAGTTACTTTGCCGGCCTTGTTGCCAGGCCAGATTGAAATCAACGGCGAGCCAAAAGAGAAAGCTGAAGTTAATGCCTAAAGAGACTCGCAAAATTTCCAAAGGTCCATACAACCTTTCAATCACTTTTGATAAGGCATCGAGCGAGCCTTTCGAGTTGATGGTTTATCAGGATATTGGTGATGACCCGTTTAGTGGGGATGAAGGATTTACCGCCGAAGACTTTCTGGAAGCCACCAAGGATTTGGATAAAAGCAATCCGATTCATTTCCGGGTTAATTCTGCTGGCGGACTTGTCTGGGAAGGCAACGCTATCAAGACTTTAGTTGACGAATGGCCAGGTAAGAAAACGGCATCTATTGATGGAATGGCTGCGTCGGTGGCCTCATGGATGTTTTGCAGTCCGTCAATTGAAATGTCCGCTCCTCGTCATGCGCAGATGTTTATTCACCCGGCCTGGGGGATGGTTATGGGCAATGCGGATGATATGCGCAAACAGGCTGACGACCTGGATAAAACCACCGATCAGATTGCCGCCGTCTATTCCCGCAAGACTAACAAGCCGGTGACTCAATGGCTTGACTTGATGCGGGCCAATTCCCTTTTTACCGCCGAAGAGGCAAACAAGCTTGGGCTAATTGACAAGCTAACCGAAGACGCCCCGGTGTCCAATTTCTCCGCCATCCAAATTCGCAACATGAAGGCGAAGCTGGCAACGCTGAATAGTTACAAACAACAACCAGCAATAACTAATACCAATATGAATCGAAAACAGAAAATCGCCGCACTGAATAAGTGGGGCGTGTCCTGCTCGAATAATGCGTCTGACGCATTTATCGGCGCGACTTTTAATGCGCTCACCGCGCTCAATGCAGCCGTCTTCAAAAACGGCAAGGATGGAGAACACGAGGATGATTGCAACTGTGCCGAATGTTCATCCAAGAACGCGCCGGAACCGAGCGCTGAACCGCCTGCGGCCGATGACCCCGGCGGTGCCAAGACTGCCAAAGAGGATGAGCTGTTCAAGGCCGCTACCGAGAATAAGCTGGCCACTGCCCGCATGAACAAGTTCCTTGCGCAACAGCGCAGCAATTCATTGAAGTCTAGTCTGAACAAGCTGGTTGAAGCTGGCAAGATTTCAGGCAACGATATCCCGAACTGGATGAACCTGGCTGAGGCTGTCACCGAAAATGATAAGGGCGAGAATCCGGTTATCGAGCAACTGAATAAGTTGACTCCTCAACTGCCTGGCCGCGAGCCGCTCAACATCGTTCTTGGTGAATCCGATTCAATCGAAGACCTGGACAAGAACATCCAGAATCTTTCCAAGGTTCAAGGCGAAGCCTGCCGTAATGCCCGCACCCGTAGCGAGCGCGAAGACGTTGGTGCTCGTGCGCGTCAGATCAGTAACTTGGTAAACCGGCTCAAGACCTACGACAAAAAGACCGGCGAGCTTAATGGCCCTATGCGCGCCATGTGGGATAAGTTTGTTGCTTCTCCGCGTAATGCCAACACCATGTCGGCGCCACTGCTTCGGCAAGTCATCATGTCTGAAGTCATGCGCGCATTTCGTCGCCAGTTCACGTCGCTGAGTTATTTCAGTCATAACTTCGGCAGTATTCCGCTCGAAGGCACGGACAAGATGGAAGTGCCTTACTATCCGCTCGACACGGTGGCGTCAACTGAGTTCACCTATGCTAACGGCTATATTATTGCGCCCAATGCCCAGACCCTTAACAAAGAGGTGTTTGTTGGTGGCATCGGCAATGGTGTGGCCACTCCGGGCAGCGGCCGTAAATACAAGGCTCTGCAATTCACCGCCTATGAAATCCGCCGTCAGCCTTGGTTGGACATTCAGAAGCTGTCCGTGATGGCTGGTGAGCAGTTGGCTATTGATGTCCGGGCAGACATTATCGGCACCCAGATCAATGCGGCTAACTTCGGCAATGCCATCTGGACCGGCAATGCTGGTGGCTTCGATCACACTGTTGTTGGTGGAATCCTCCAGGTGGCAGCTAATACTGCCTATTGGCCGCTTAACGGCCGTAACGTGGTGGTTAATTCCAACTACCATGGCAATCTGACCATTGACCCCGGCCTGTATCCTTATCTCTACTCTGGTGATACCGACATCCTGGACCGTGGTATTGTGAAAAACAAATACGGGTTCGAGAACATCCTTGGTGACGCGCTCATCCCGGTAGCTAACTCCATCCGAGGTGGTGACGGTGCAGCGGTTGCTGGCACCGACCCGTATCTGGCTGGCTATATGTGCTGGCCTTCCGCAGTCCTCGTAGCCACTGCCCCGATCATGCCGCCTCCTGGCGTCTTGAAGAAATTGGTGGCCTATGAGCAGATTACGGATGACCAAACCGGCCTATCCTTCACCTACCAATTCTTTGGTGATGAGACTCGCAACCGTGACAATGAAATCATCGAATGCTCCTACGGCTCCGGCCTTGGTGAACTCAAGGCATTATTCCGGCTGACCAGCCAGGGCAACTAATCAAATCGGGTGGCGGGGTGATTGCACTCCATCCCGTCACCCATTAATTAAACTTTAACCAATAAAACTATGTCCGACACGATAACACTTGGCAAAAGCCGAAAAGACGGCAAGTGGCAGATTCTGGTTCAACCTGAGCGTCCGTTCAGCGAACACCTTGACGCTTATCGTAAGGTGGCCTCAACACATCCGGTTAGTGATGACTATGTCCGGGTAATAATCGGCAAGGTTCATCACTCGTCACCTGCTCTGACTTTAATCAGTAAAGATCAGGCCGCTGAAAAGTCCAAGCTGGAGGCGGCGCGGATTGATTCGATCAGTAAGATTGTAGCTTCTGCTGACGATCGGTCCAAGGCCATGGCCGATGAAGCTTCTAGCCTCAAGCAGATGGAGCATGACGAGGCTTTGGCTGAAAAGAATGCCTCAATTGATAGCGTAAGAAAACAAACTGGCCAGATGGCCGCAGAACGAAAAGACATCGCAAAGAAATAAACCAACAAAATTTAACCAAATAAATCAAATAAACAAAATGAAAAAAATAATCGAAACCCCGCTCAAAGTCCTGGTCGTGCTGCTATTGCTGCTCTTCCTGGCCTTTAGTTCCAATGCTGTTCAATACACCTTGATTAACGGCACGCAATACACCAACTTTAGCGCCTCTGTTGGCGCCGGAGTGAACACCAACTCATCTGGCGTATTGACTAACAATGTTCAAGCTGGTGTGGTCCTTGCTGCTACCACTAATTATTATTCACTGTATCCTGGCTTCGGCACCCAGTTGAACACTAATCTTTGGCCGTCCCAGGCTTTCCCTGTAGCGGCCGGCTATCCAGGCACCATCTATGGTCCGTATAAAACATTCCAAAGCGACCTGGTTGCCAGCATTACGGCCACCAATGCCGTTGGGGCCATGACTCTTACCCGACGATTCGCCGGATACGACGGGCTGCTTTGGGTTAGCAATGTGCTTTCCCAGACAGTAGTCATTCCGGCTAATAGCTTGTCTGGAATCTCGTCCAGCAACTTCACTTCAAGCTTCTATTATCTGGCCGCGCAGCAGGATGAATGGACCAATACGGCTGTGGCAGTTACCAATGAAATGCACCAAATCATCTCTGGTGTCGGACTTTAACTGTTATGGCTACCACAAGCTAACATGCCATCACTTTCTGACACTATGCTGGCCGGCTCGGCCATGCCGCTGCTCGATAGCGTGCATGGCGAGTTGGTTGAGGTGTTGGATGGGGTTGATACCGGAAAGAAATTTACCGGCATCATAACCCACGAGCCGGATGTGAATTTGGAATCGGATATTTTATCCGACCCGCGCCAAAAAGTAATGATTCGCTTTACCAACCGGCCTGGAAATGTTCCCAGCGTGGGGACTAAAAAGCTGGTTAAAATCAAAACTGCCGACGGAAAGAAATGGGCAGCAACCAAACAAGACTTCAGTGCATATCTGTCCACTGATTTTGAATTAGTTCAAATTTTATGACAAAACTCCAACTCAATAAAGCGGCAATTGATTTTGCCTATACCAGTTCAGCACTTAGCCCGATTGCCTTGGCTGAGGCGTCCATCTCCACATTTAAGACCGCCGGTGGTCGCGATGAGGATTTGCAAATTTGGAACCAGGCTGTCAGTCAGAATGTGGCGCTGGTAGCCATGATGACCAAGCAGAAGCTTCCTAGTGAAGTTTCCGACGCCACTAAGTTGGCTGAGGCTCCGGCTGCTCCTGTCTCTAATGCGCAGGCTGCTTTGGTTTTGCAACCTGAAACCAAGTAAATGATTACTGCCACCATAGACCAACGCGGGCTTGACTTCATGCTGAATGGAGTTAAGAACGCATTGGTCGGCACTGGTGGCGATGTGTCTGAACTTTGTAAGGATGAGTCAAGGTTGTTAGCTTTGGGGATAATGAAAGTGGCGCAACCTAAAGATCGGAAGAAAACAAGCCAGCGAATTGAAAGCTCTATCCGCTCTAAGTTTGACTCGCTTTATGAATCCTTTATGCCTAAAGGCAAGACTGATGAGAACGGGATTGAGTGGTATCGCTCTGACCATAATTTTCTTTATGGTGTCGGTGAGGATAAGGTTGAAAACTCTGTTGACCGGCTAACCGAGATTTACTACCAGGCTAAAAATATTAACGGCAAGACTCGGCTAGTTTATGACTTTAACCCTGCACGGCCATCAGGCCAGAGAAAGGCCGTGCTGCAAAAGGTAACTGCCAAGAAGTCAGTAATCAACAAAGTGGTTGCTCAGGCAAAGTTGGCTATCGGTAAGCTGCCGGCGTCTTGGTATGCTACGGCCAAGCAAATTGATAATGCGGCATCGGCTCCGCAGTGGATAAGTCGCCACATAAAAGGCAACACAACCACAAAGTCAATTACGGATTTATCTGGGCTACGCAACCTAGACCACCCATCAGCCGCATTTGGCAGCAAGGCTAAAGGTGTTGGAAAATTTAGCAGAGCAGTTCAGTTTGCCGTCAACCTGCGCGAAAAGAAATTAGCTTGGCGGCTTAAATTGATTCTGTCTGGTTATGCACAGGATGTTAAAAACGGGATAGCCGCCCAACGCCGCGCGCACAAGACGAAAGGCCAGCCGTGAATCTGGAGCTACTGTTTAATCCTCGGCCGCAAATCGAAGAAGGATTGCGAGGTTGGTTTGATGCGCAGGCCATAAACTGCTTTACGCGCCAGAACGCTCCAGAATCGTTTCAGACGGTTCGGCCTAGGATAGAGCTATTGTGCAAGATTGGAGCGGCCACAGGGCATCGTAGCGTCATTGGCGGGGTATTATACGACGATACTTGGCAGTTTGACCTAGCTATTCGCGTGGTAGCCGAGCCACAGAACACCGAAGCGAGCAATTTAGCTTACGACCAGTTTGTTGCCCAGGTTCGCGGAATGATGAAAACTTTTGGGCAAGCCACCTGGGTGGACCAAATCAATTTTCCATATCACCTGATTGTTGAGCCGTTGAAAGATACGACAACGGACGACAACTTGAAGACGGACGACAATGAAGAATTTGCAGTCTTGACTTTCAGTGGAATAGTTCAAATTCGGACTAACGCTTGGAACAACACATAACCAAATAATAATATGCCAAATACAGGTGGACAACAAACAGCTTTCTTTAATGACGGCGGCGTCGGGCACGGTGGCTTTGTAGCCAACTTTGCCGCAGCCGGCGCAGTTATCCTTGACCCATTTAGTCCGAAATTTCCTTCGACCACTATCGAGCAAGGGAATCAAATTGGTGCACCTTTGAAGCAGGCCTCGGTGATTAAGTTCCCGACCGCGTCAGCCACTGCGCAAATCCCGGTTGATAATACCGGGAATAATCCAACCTTTATTCAGCTTGGTGATTACTTCATCGCGCCAGCCAACTATGGTGGCGGCAAGTGGTATGTGGACGATGTTGGTGACACGTTCCAGTCCGGCCAGTTCTGGAAGGCTGAACTTTCTCTGCGGTTGGCTATCAACGGCTAATAAGCCTATGGAGGAACAACGCAGAAATGCGGTCCATAAGTCATTAGCCTTGTCGGATATTCCAGGTCTGGCAGAGGCAATGGCAGTTGCAAAAGGTAACCAGCTGGTTACTCGCGAAAACTCGCTTTTAAACCTTACCTACGATATTTTCTGGTTCAAGGTGAGGACCATG